TCTGCGATTGCATATTGAGCACGGGTTGGAGGTGGTAGGTCAAGTTGAGACCATAAGGCTTGTAGGAAGAGTTTGAAGTCTTCCTGTAAAGCTATTAAAGTATTAGTCACACATTTTTATTAACAGAGTTTGTTTTTTTAAGCTTCTTTTGAACCTTTTTACGAGGTGTTATTCCACTACTGGATGGAAGATTTTCCATATCGTACAATGTTTTTCCATATTTTTGTAATGTTTTTAGCATCCTGGGATTTGTTATAAAGGCGTTGGTTTTGATTGTGTTTGACATGATTGGTTCCTTATTTGTTAATTTTAATAGATTAAAGTCCTCTTTAAGGCGGTTAATAGGTTGGTCATTAGTTAACTTTTTTAACTCCTTTCCTGTTAATCGTTATATCTCTTCCATCCTTACTAGTTACACCTATAATTTTATTATTTGAACCTAGTTTTATTTGTGTTTTGCCAGTAGCTAAATCAATACTTTCTCTTTGCATATTCCAAAGTCTTTCAACCATACCAACATTATCACCAGCTCTTATAATTGCATAACCAAGTCCTGTACTTAATGGATCAGGAATTGCCATAAGAGCACCACCTATTGTACTTGTTCCTAATTGTGTCCCACTCATAATTAACTCAGTTAAAGCTTTTTTATCTTTAGGATTAGCAGCATAAGCTACTCCATCAAAAATTACACCAACAAAATCTCCTGCTATATTAACAAATGGATTAGGAGAACTACCTGATATACGTGCAGCTTCTCTTGCTAAACCTGTAGAAGTTAAGTTATCTTTGATTTTTTTAAAATATTCAAATGGTGTTTTTACTTTATGAGTTTTAGGTATATTTGGGTTTTTATTTAATATATTAATTCTTTCCTGATCAGCTATGGTAGGTTCATTAACTTGAGATGGTAATTGTATAGTTCGGAATTTTTTAAACCAAGTATCTTCTTCCGCTTTTCGTTTGGCTGGTGAAAGCTTTTTAGGATGAGTTGATTCGGGATGATATCTATTTAGTATAGACTGTCTCTCTTCTTGTTTCTGTATATCTTTAATTACTTGAGGAACATCTTGATTTAACACTTGGTCACCTCTAAATAATTCTTCAGCAGAAATCTTATTTGATTGTAATGCTAACCATTCTGCATGACTTAGTCTTTGATTTTGATTATTTTTATTAAATCCAAAATAATATACTGCTGATTCCATCCAATTTTTTGGTTTATTTAATAAATCCATTTGATCTACAGTAAAAGCATCTCTTGCACCTTGATGTCTATTGAAGTAAGCGTTTCCAATAAATTGAGCCCAAGGATCATTAGATCCTCTTGCTTCAATAGGTTTGTAGTTACCACTTGAATCTTGAACTGAAAAAGTTAAAGGATTAGGTTTTGTTATTTGTTTTGATGGATCTCCTTTTAAAGAAGTAGCATGTTCAATTGCACTAAGTACGTTTCCTAAGTGAGGTTTCAAATTTTGTTGTTCTATTTTAAGTTGTTTTTCTCCTTCAGTTATATAGTTTATATATTCGTTCAATGCTTTTATCCGCTCTGTTTTAGTTTCTCCTAATGCTTTATTATTAAGAATCCAGTTTTTAACATGTGGTGGTATCTCTTTTCTAAGAGCTCTTCTAATATTTGCGGTAAAAATAGGATTTTTTATATCCCTTTGGAACTGTTTTTCACTTTCAGCAACTACTAATCTTTGCAGATATGTTTGTTTTTGTCTTTCTCGGTCTGTTGGTGGTGTGAATTTTATAGGATTATCAATTATTGTTCCAATATTTAACGGTGTTGTTGGGAATCCACTAATACCTCTTTTTTCAGCCATAATTTACCTCCTTTTTGCTCCACCTCTAGCACGATTAGCTTTTCTACTTTCTGCTTTGTACGAACCGTCTGGTTGTTTAGAAGCATCTACACTAGAGGATCTAATCTTTAATCGAGATCTTGCCGATGCATGATCTCTTTTATATTTCTTTGAATGAGCATATTTCCCACCAGGACTATTATCCTTTACATGTTTAGCACGGGATTTAGCGTTGGTACGATACTGCTCTGTTGATGTTTTTGCCATAAAGTCTCTTTTGTACTAGATCAGGATCTACTTGTGGAATAATTTTAGCTAATTTATCTAAAGGACTACCTTCTAGAGCAATCCCACTTATATCATTTGTTTTTAACCAATCACATGCGGCTTTTAAGTCTTGTGTGGTAGCAGTGCCACTTCTGACTCTATTTAAAAATTCTGTTGTGACAAGGCTATGTAATTCATTAAACTGGTCTTCTGTGGCTTTCTGCATTTTATTTTATATGTGTTAAGATTAGTTGTTCTCGTTGAGGTCTATATCCAAATGTCTTTCGCATCCATCGTAGCCAATGACTACTACCTTTCCCTTGATTACACGCTTTGCAGGCAGGAACAAGATTGCTCGTAAGATCTTCTCCGCCAAAGCACTTAGGTTTGACATGATCGAGTGTAAGTTCATTAATTTCATAGTTGTTTCCGCAATAAACACATGAACAATTAAAGTGCTCTTTAATAGCTCTTCTCCAAAGACGTCTAGCATCAGGACTTGTCATGGTTATTAGATTTTGTAAATAATGTTCGGGAGATGGTAGTAATGGGGTCATTAATTTAAATTATTTCTTTCCTTTACTTTTAGATTTACTAGACCTTTTAGGACTTTCTTTTTTCAATTCTTGTCTTTCTGATATAGTAGAAGTTTGAGCTCCAGATTCCATATCGATAGTATAAGCCATTTAAATTTTCTCCAGATGTTACCTATTTTTTAGGGAATAAGTTTTTTTTAATTAATTCTACTGCTTTATCATCAATTGTATTATCAGTAGATTTAGAATATGCTTCTAATAGCTGTATTACAAGCTTCTTAACTGAATCAGATTGTAAAAATGTAAAGAGGATGGGTTTAATAATTAACATTAGTATTAAGTGGATTTAGTAGTTTCAGATTTTTTAGTATAACGTCCTTTAGTATCACGTTTAGATTTAGCTTTCAATGCTTCTTTAGATTTCACATCTGCTTCAAAAGCTGCTCTTTTTTCAGATAAAGTGCTCATTCGTTTAATTCTTCTTTAGGTAAAAGTGAAACAATTGGAACTATATCACTACACATAAAATCAATACGACTATTAGGTCTTAAAGTAAAACCTTTTTGTTGAAGTTCTGCACATTTAATTGCACGTGTAAGTTCATATTCCAATCTTAATTTTTGATCATGACGTTTAGCAATGGTTCTACATTGTTTTAAACCTTTTCGATCAAGGGGAATCATAAAGTTAAGTTGAAATCCCCAGTTTTCGCTAATAACATAACTTTCATCAGCTTCTGGATCTGTATCATTTCCCATATAAAATGGAGAGAATGTCATTGTAGATCCATTACATGATGAATTAGGTCCATAGTATTGACGAGACGGTGCTCCATTATTTTGGAATTGCACCGCCTGGTTTGTCACATTTCCAGTTGCAGCAGCAACAGGATTTGATACATTTGTTGTCTCAGGTTCTGTACTAGCGACTACAGGTGAACTTATTGAGAGAATAAGGACAGTGATGTAGTTGTAGAGTTTGTTGTGATAGTTCTGTCTATATCTATTGTTTCTATCACGTCGGTTGTTGATCTGGAAACTGTTTCTAACTGAAATGGTTCTGCTGGATCTGTCAGAGAAAACGTTGAGAAATCTGCTGAAGGGGTTATATTTGTTCCAGCCCATGAGTTATATTCTCCACCGTATACTTTTTGATCAACTGTTTCATTAATAGTTTGGGTAGTAGTTGTAGTTGATTGCATCGACCCTTGGGTGAAGGATGGGGTAATTTGATTTGCTTTAGCTGCTGGTGCTAGAATTAAAAGAAGAAGAATTAATTTGTTCATTTTGTAGAGTCTTTTTTGTTGTTACCATTACGAGACCCAATTGATAAACCTAGTGAAGCTGTTGAAGCTGAAAACACTGAAGCTATAAAAGTAGGATCAAAATCTAAAATCTTTTTACCATCAGGTGGAAACTCAATATATGATAATGTGAGTAAGCATCCACTCCAAAATAAAATTAATATCTTTACTGCATCATGCAGCCATTCTCTTGTCTCTTCCTTTTCCATTTAATTTCTTTTGAATGCGAGTGACGATTTGTTTAATAATAGGTTTCATAACAGAAACCACATGTTTAAAAATTGCCGTGGCAGTCAAGGTGGCAGCTACTGAGACAGCAGCTGTAGTACCAGCGGTTACAAGTATTTCGTTACTTGGGACGGGAATATCAATATCAGTACCAGGTAATGTTATATTTTTAATTTCTGGTATTGTTGATTGTTTTGGTTTTTGATCTTTATTTTCCCCCTCAATTCCAGGAGGAGGTTGAAGATTACTTGGTGGGACAACTAACGGCGTATAAGCAGGTAGCCGACCTTTTGGTACATCAAATATAGGTTGAGGTAATAACGGAGCATCACCTAAACTCATACTTGGTATAACAAAAGGTTCACCTATCTGTATTGCCATAGGTATCAGTTAATAAAATCATGTACCTCTAATACTTTGCAATTCACTTTCAGATATAGTAACTGCTTTAATAGCATCATCTGTTGGTCTAGTTAATGAAGGGTGATTCCATGATGCAATAAAATCACCGTTTCCATCAGCAATGTTTTGTAATTTAATTGTACCTGATTGATGAGTGTTAAAATCTTTTTCTGTTAAAGATGGATGAATCTTAGTTAATCTAAGATATAAAGTACCGTCTGTTATCATATTCCTCTAATAAAATATCCTTGGAAAGTTGTTTTCTTTACACCTGATTCTACTGTTTTATCACTACCAGATCCTTGATATATATTTACAAAAAACTTATCAGCAGCTTCTACTTTTACTATAGCTATTACTTGTGTTACTAATTCAGTATCAAAGTTTTCATTCCAAGTATAACTTGTAGCTTCATCATAATCACTGCCTGATGCAGGATCTCTTATTATTGTAACTGCAAAGTTATGGTTTTGTGTACCAACACTTAAATGGATTTTTGCATATAAATAATAATAACCATTTGTAGTAGGTGCAAACTTATAAGGATCAGTTGCACTGCCATCAGCTTCATACATTGAATCGGAATCAAATCCATAAGTATCGTCTTTATCAATTTGAAGTGTTGTATTAGTAGCCGTACTAATAGTTTGATCTGAATCCATATAAGCTCTGAATATAGGACCAGAAGTTGAAGCAGCCCAAGTTAATCCAGTAGCAGTACTACTATCAGCTTTTAAAAAATATCCATTTGTACCTACAGCTAAAGCACTTGGATCTCCTGAACCATCACCTACTAATAATTCACCCTTACCATCAAGGTCAGAGTTCATTACAGCACCTGCTGCATCGACATTTGTTGCGTCAGTTACGTCTGCATTAGCTTCAATATCATTTAATTTAGTCTTTTCAGCATCGGTATAGGCATTAGTATTAGATTCACCTTCATAGGCTGATTTAATTTCAGCACCTGTTTGGTCTGCTGTAGCTGAAGCTTCTATACCAGATAATTTAGTCTTCTCTGCATCTGTATAAGCATTAGTATCTGATTCAGCTTCATAAGCAGTCTTGATTTGTGCTCCTGTTTGATCAGCCGTAGCTGAGGCTTCTATGTTATCTAATTTGGTTTTATCCTCATCACTCATTACTCCCCAAGCTGAAGTAGTAGCAGCTGGAAGACTTACGTTATTACCAGAACTAGATTCAATAGTTAAAGAAGTACCGTTAGCAGTAGCACTTAGGTCTGTTGAACCACTACCACCACCACCTGTAGAATCAGTACCCCAAGATATATCAGTACCATCTGACTTCAATACTTGACCATTACTGCCAGGTGCTAGCACAGCTGGATTACCACTAGCATCACCATATATTATTTTACCCCTAGCAATACCTGCTAATTTAGCTAAGGTAATAGCATCGTCAGCAATATGATCAGTATCAATACTACCATTTTTATAATGTTCAGAATCAATAGAATCATCAGCTATATTATCACCGTCTACAGCATCATTAGCTAAATGCTCATGATCTATACTACCATCTGTATAGTGTTCAGAATCAACTGCGTTATCTTGAATATTATCACCATCTACTACATCATTAGCTAAATGCTCATGATCTATAGACCCATCTACATAATGTTCTGAGTTAATAGAATTATCAGCTATATTATCACCATCTACTGCATCTCCTGCTAACATTGCATGTTCTACAGCTCCAGTAGCAATAGTAACAGCACCTGTATTAGATATTGTTACATCTCCTGATACAGCTACAGCAGTAGGTACATTAGATCCATTTCCTACAAGTATTTGACCATTTGTTACATTAGCAAGTTTACTATGTGCTATTGCTGCAGATCCACTAATATCAGCATTAACAATAGACCCATCCACTATTTTAGAAGAGTCTACTGAGTTAGCTGATAAATGGGCAAGATCAACAGCACCTGCTGTAATATGTTCAGAATCAACTGCGTTATCTTTAATGTTATCACCCTCTACTACATCATTAGCTAAATGCTCATGGTCTATACTACCATCTGTATAATGTTCAGAGTCAACTGCGTTATCTTGAATATTATCACCGTCTATACAATCATTAGAAAGATGTACATGGTCTATTGATCCATCTTTA